ATCTTTTTGGGTGCGTAGTTCACTTACTGGAACTTTTGGCGGCGCAATTGCAAATAACGCATTCAACCGTTCATACCCATTTACCTACACAATCTCCGTTGCAAATACGTTTGAGCAAAAAACCATCACGATTGCGGGTGATACAACTGGAACATGGCCTACGGACAATGGTGGTTCCATACAATTGTTCTTTGGTTTGGGAGTTGGCTCAACATATAGTGGCACAGCAGGAGCATGGGCGGCTACTGGATATATTTCTGCCACTGGAGCAACCAGCGTTATTGGCACAAACGGCGCTACTTTCTACATCACAGGCGTACAGCTAGAAAAAGGCTCAACAGCGACTAGCTTTGATTACAGGCCTTGTGGGACAGAGTTAAATCTTTGCTTGCGGTATTTTTGGAAATCTAATGCGGAAAATGCTGGAAAGGCTGGGTGCATAAATGGTTCTTTTAATTCGACAACAACATGGTCTGGTTTTATACAGTTTCCAGTTCCTATGAGAGCGCAACCAACAATTACTCGTGGCGGAACTAATGATAATTTTTATGCGCCTAATGTATCTGGCGCACTTACAGGGAATGTGGTAGGTTTTACTTACAGCACTATTTCAGCATTTACTGAGTTTAATAGTGCAAGCCCTGCCGCCGCAAGTGTTGGCTACTACGCCTCATATAACGGACAAGTTTCAGTAAATGCGGAGCTTTAATATGTACAAAATTTTAAAAGACCCTTTGACCAATGTTAATTTGTGTTTGCTTCGTTTAGCAGACAACGCTTTCATTCCCTTTGACCCCGCCAACACAGACTACCAAGCCTACCTTGCATGGCTTGCAGAGGGCAACACACCACTACCCGCAGATGAGGTAACACAATGACCACCACGATCAACGCAGACAACGGCGTAGTAAGCGGTTCAGCAGGGCTGAAGTACAGTTCTGATAGCAGCGGCGTGTTGGAGCTTCAAACTTCTGGGACTGCTGCGGTTACTATTTCAGCGGCTCAAGTTGTTACGTTTACAAACCCGCCCACTGGTGTTTTCCCATCTGGCACTGCGCTTTTATTTCAGCAAACAACGGCTCCAACAGGGTGGACAAAGTCAACTACACATAACGATAAAGCCTTACGTGTCGTAAGTGGTTCTGCTAGTAGCGGTGGCTCTGTTGCATTTACTACCGCATTTGCGTCTCAAGCGGTAGCTGGAACTGTTGGTACTTCTGGGGCTACAACCCTTTCTACCGCACAAATTCCTGCTCATACGCATACAAAAACAACAAGCACAGCAGGAAGTGCAACACAGCGAGTACAGATTGGTAGCGCCACATCTACAAATGATGCTTTCACGACAGATTCAACTGGTGGGGGCGGTTCACACGACCACTCAGGCGGTACGTTTACTGGCACAGCTATTAACTTAGCTGTTCAGTATGTTGACGTAATCATTGCGACAAAAGACTGATGAAAATTGCACCTAAAACAAACTGTCCACTGCACAACTTTGAGCCTTGCAAAGAGTTGGAGTGCGCTTGGTTTACCCAAATTCGTGGTCACAATCCCAATACTGGGGCAGAGATGGACGAGTGGGGGTGCGCCATATCGTGGATGCCAATTCTGTTAATTGAAAATGCGCAGATGAGTCGTCAGACGGGCGCGGCAGTTGAATCATTTAGAAATGAAATGGTTAAAACCAACGAAGCAAGTCAGCAGATTTTGATAGCGGCTACAAACAAATCAATTGGAGTTCAATAATGCGAGTAACAATTATTCCGACTGACGGTTATGTGTCTGTAGACGGAGAGGGCTTTGACAAACTTGATTTAAGTTCTATAAGCGCCAACGTCCACGCAATCCAGTGGTTTGACACGGAAGGTGAAGTTGAGATTAAAGACAGTAGGGGGCGCATCACGCAAAATCAGCCCATTGATTCTATTGCACCATATCAAGCGGCAATTGAAGCATGGCAACTCGCAAAAGACAAAGCGGCAACGCCTCAAGGAGCATAACCATGTCACTAATTCTTTCCGGCACAGACGGCCTCTCCGATATTGATGGTACTGCCGCAACCCCTGCTATCAGGGGAACAGATGCAAACACAGGTATCTTCTTCCCTGCCGCTGACCAAGTTGCAATTTCTACAGGCGGAACGCAGAGGGCGGTGGTAAACGCCAGCGGTAACGTGGGGATTGGTGGAATTATACCCGGAAGTGCTCCAAAGCTGAGTATGTATGGAGGCATTCGCTTTTTAGCAGCCGAAGCCGCTTCTGCTACCTACACAGGTATTGGGAGCATTGCATTAGATACAGTATGCATTAGCACCGTTGCTACAGAAAGAATACGTGTCACCGCAGCAGGGGGTGTATCGTTTGGCGCAACAGGAACGGCATACGGAACATCAGGGCAGTTTTTGACTTCGGCAGGGGATGCTCCACCCACTTGGACAACCATCGCAGCGCCTTCAGTAACTGTTTACACAAGTGGTTCAGGCACATACACAACTCCATCCGGTGCAAAATGGTTGCAAATCCAAATGGTTGGTGGCGGTGGCGGTGGCGGCGGTTCTGGAGCAGGCGGCGGTACAGGCGGTACAGGCGGTACAACCACATTTGGTACATCCACATTAACTTGCAACGGCGGCACTGGCGGTATTGATAACGGTGCTGGCGGTGATGGGGGTTCCGCAACCATTACGGTTGGCTCTGGTTTAGCAGTTAGTGGGGGTAAGGGAGGCGGCCCAGACGCAGGTTCGGCTAACAATCTTGCCGGTGGCATGGGCGGCTCATCTGCCCTTGGTGGCAATGGGGGATGTGGCGGCGGGGACAATGCAGGGCAACCAAATGCGTCACCCTCAACAGGGCAACCAAATACGGGTGGAGGCGGTGGTGGCGCGTCTTTTGCGGGAAGTTTTGCTGCTGCTGGCGGCGGTGCTGGCGGTTTTATTGATGCGATTATAACTTCACCATCTGCAAGTTATTCATATGCTGTAGGTGCTGCTGGTACTGGTGGTACGGCTGGAACTGGAACTGGTGTCCGCGCTGGTGCAGCCGGTGGCTCTGGTGTAATTTACATTACCGCATACTTTTAAGGATATAACATGGAACGATATGCAATTATTAAAGATGGGATTGTTGTAAATACCATTGAGTATGAAGAACAACCCACCAATCCCCCTGCTGGCTTCGATGATGGACATATTGCTATTAAAACAGATGAAGCAAGCATTGGCTGGACTTATGCTAATGGCATATTTACAAACTCAAATCTACCCGAAGTTATTGAAATGCCAGCATCTAAATCATTGACCGATATGATTCTTGCTGACCCTGCTGAGTTGGCAAAACTCAAACAAGCATTGGGAATAGTATGAACAAAATCAACGAGTCACAAGGAGAAACACCATGAGCAGTACATATTCCAGCAGCCTTCGGGTCGAGCTTATTGGCTCTGGCGACCAAGCCGGTACATGGGGAACCACTACCGACAACAACTTTGCTTACATTTTTGATACTGCAATTGCGGGGATTAACACTGTAGCCATTACCTCCACTGGGCAAGTTTTGACCTATGTAAACGGGCCAACGTCCACTGCGGCGCTTAACCAGTCCATCTACGCTATTTTAAAATTTAACGGCGCTTCTGCGGCAACAGACATTTTTGCTCCGCCAGTATCTAAACAATACATCATTTGGAACAACACCAGCTTCACAATCACCCTGTACAACTCTACGGTAATTGGCAACACAACTCCTGCCGGTTCTGGGATTGTTATTCCGTCTAACTGTAAGGTCATGGTGTGGTCAGACGGGACAAACTTTAACGGCATCCAAGCCCAAGGTTTAACAACCACACTTGCTATTGTCAACGGTGGTACAGGACAAACCACAGCCAACGCCGCGTTCAATGCGCTGGCTCCAGCACAGACAGCCAACCGACTGCTTAAATCAGACGGTACAAACACTTCATTTGCCCAAGCGGTACTGACTACTGACGTTACAGGAACTTTGCCTGTTGCCAATGGAGGTACTGGAGTTACTACAGCGGCGGCAATCACAGCATTGGTTGGCAATTTATTGTTTCCAGTCGGGTCAATTTACACAAACGCAACAGTGGCAACCAACCCCGGCACACTGCTTGGTTTTGGCACATGGACTGCGTTTGGTTCTGGTCGAATGTTAATTAGCCAAGATGCTACTTACCCTGCTGGTACAACAGGTGGTTCGGCAACAACAACATTAATTACTGCTAACTTACCAAGCCATAGCCACTCAATTACTGACCCAAGCCATGATCATGCTTATGCAGGTAGAAACCCATCAGTAAATGTTGCTTACGCTGGCACTGGCGGCGATCCTTATTTTGCAATTACTCCAAATAACCTAACAACTGTTACAGCCTCAACAGGTATTACAACTACAAATAGCACGGGTTCTGGTACAGCAGCAAACACAATCTCGCCGTATATCTCCGTGTATATGTGGCAACGTACCGCTTAACGGTGAAATGAAATTGACCCACTCAGCATCCTCTTTGCCGCCAATGCCTGTGTCTCTGCTATTAAGCAGGGGTGTAAGCTGTACAAAGACGCTAAAACGTCTTTCATGGAGGTCAAGAAGACTGTTGATGAAGTTGCTTCAGATGTCAAAGCAGTCAGAGGGTTCTGGGCAAAGCTCTTCGGAACAGCACCCGCCGCCCAAGCCAAGCCTGTGGC